AGGACTTCATTAATAGGAGAAAGCTCTATGGTGGCTATAAAACCGCCAGTTCCAACCGTAGACCTGTATATGATATCGTTCATCAGAAAGTTGTTGAGTCGAAGACCCTGTATTTGATTTTTAGTTTTACGCTAACAAAATTATCTGGAAAGACGTTTGATTCTCCAGCTCCATTAGTCGCTCGAATAGTCATAGGAACATCAAATCTATAAATTCTTGCAAGGTCTGGAACATCACGATGATACAGTCCAAATGGGCTAGTTGATACCCCGTCAGTATATGCTGTCTTTAAGATTTCTGCTACTTGATTGAGATTAGCGGCAGTAATTTGTGTTGCTACTGAATTTGCATTTACTCCAAGCATCTCGCACTTAAGATTAACGTTAGTTGCTTGATATGCTTTTGTAAGGTCTACCTCTATGAACCAGTTAGTTTCCTCAACTACAACGCACTTACCAGCTCCTGGACTATTTAATAAATTAACCCGCCCGCTAGTTAATGCGTTAAGCTGTGTGTTATCAAAAGTCCAAGTTGCTTCTTGTGACCCTCTAACAACATTGCCTGATGGATCCACGCATAAGTTAGCTACCGTATCATCGGTTGCTGGTTGAAAGTTTTGAATAGGGCTTAAAGCTGTCGCACCAGTTGAGCGAGACACTGCGGTGAGATCATTAAAGACGTTAGTGCGAATTGATGTTTTATTTGCTGATCGCAGCAACAAATCTACATCTGTAGAAACCGTTATATCTGACATAATTATTGTGGTCTAGTGTATGTAAAATTTTAAAAATTTAAGCAGGACAAACAAAGCCTTCGCATGGTCTAAGATATTTAAAATTTGCCCCTGGTTGCAGAAAAGTAAAACCGCTATAGTCGCTTCTTAAATAAGAATAAGGAACATACGGAATTTGACTTGTTGACCGATCACGGAGCAACGCAAGTTTTAAACCTAAAAACATATTATAATGAAAATTTTAAACTTAAAGACATATTAGTTTAGAATCGGTGCAATGCAACTAAACCACCGCTAACAGACACGCCTGTAAATTCTCCATAAAGGACAGTGCCTGCGGTAAAAGAAGTTAACAAGAGTGCTGGGTTAGTAACTTTGCTAGTTGTAACTACATCCAAAGTAGAATCTTTAAGGAACTGTATTGCTCCAAAAGTTCCAGCAGGAGAGCTAGATGCAGAATTAATTATCGCAGAACCTGCGGAACTAAATTCTAGCGTTTGATTTTTTGAACTATTCATTTTATTATCGGGATTGTCTGTTTACGTAAGTTGAAATTCTTTTTCCAACAGTGTTATTATTGGTGAGTAATTCTAGTTTAGATAATTCTATATCTAAATATTTTTCTCCTATTTGCTCTTCTATTAAAGCTTTTTCCGTTTGACCGTCCATTCTTAGAAAGTCGGCATAAGAATTGTGAGCTATGTAATAAAAAAATTCTTGAGGGACGGATCTAGTTGCTGAAGAACTTGAATATCCTAGAACTGGAGTAAACTCCGTTTTGTATGTCACATATACATCGCCAGTCTGGTTTGTGCCTCCGGCTTGGTTTATAATATGAGCACCAGAAAAATCTACATAAAAGTCGTATTCTATTTCTGAATTTCTTTCAAAGGGTTTATTTCTATGTATGCGTAAAAATTGACCAATCCTTGCCTTTGATCCTTCCGAAACTGGAACAATTCCATTAGTAGCAGTTCTAGCTTCTCCAACTACTAAATATCTGGGCCAAGTTTCTGTGACTTCAAATGCTTCATAAAACCGACGATTTATAAAATTACGAATGTAATTAGTTTCTTCTGTGGTAAATTCATTTACACCAGCCAGAGACTTTATTAAATCAAATAAATCAGTATATGATCTGTTTTGCATTATACTTTGTTGGGGCTAAGATCGCTAAATGTCTTGTTGTAATACTTTAAAAATTCTTTTGAATGAACGTGCTCTTGCCCGTATTTTTTAATCATTCTGAAATAGTCCCTTGAAGGGATTGTTGCTACGCATTTACCAAGAACTGGGTGCGTTTTGCCTCGCTCTTGGGTCGCTTCTTTCCGAGCAATGTTCGACCGTTTGGATTCAAAGTGTTTTTCTTCTTTGAAATTCCTTTTAATTTCATCAACAAAAGCAGCATCAATTGCTTCTTGTGTGATTTCGCTAGGCTTGGTAATTATTTCCATAATAAAAAGGCGGGGGGCTTTCGCCCCCCAACCAGAATTATTTAAGCTTGTCCGCGAATGATACCGTGAGCCTGTGGGTGATAAACACCGAGGGTCAAAGCACAATCCACAATACCACGCTCACCACCACCAAGATTTGGTAGACGAGAAGTTCCCATTGGGATCAGCTCGTGAACACCGTAGTATTCAGGGTTTACGAGGAAGCCAGAACCCTTGTTTGTTGCAGTGCCAAAATCGGGCATGCAGACAGGGTTACCATTAATGATTGACACGATACCGTGATCGCTTTGATAAAGCTCAACAGAGAGCTTGATCTGGGCAGATCCACCTTCGTAGTTTACATCACGGATGCTAGTTTCACCAGCGGGCTGTAGGCGAGCAAAGTCACTTACAGTGCGGCGAAGACCAGTGTTGGCAACGAGGCTAAGATTGTTAACAGAACCATTTACTTCAAATACAGAAGTAATAAGGTCGTTAAACGCAGTCTCGTTAAACGCTGCAGCAGTATCTTGAGCTTGGCTATAAACGCTACCTTCGGGCGTTTCAAAGCCAGCAGGAACTCCAACGCCAACCGCAGGAGCGGCATCAATGTAAGAAGCAAGACCATTCATCTTGTAAGGAGTTGCGACTCCACCAACAGCTCCAGCAGCTTGTTGTTTTACATTTTGAGAACATAGAGTTTTCTCTACGTCACGCTTGAGTTCACGAATAGCTTTAGCTTCAGCTTGTGCAATCTTAGCAGGGCCTACAGAATCAACAGCTTCTTGAAGCTCAGATACCTTGTAGTCACGACGGAACTTTTGAGTGAAGTTACCCATGCGAGCACGACCAGCAAACTGGTCAGTGAATGCGGTAACATCAGCACCCTCGTCAATACCATCTGTGTTTGGTAAGGCGAGGACATCTACTGTCCATTCTGTGTCAGTTGCGGATGCCTTCTTTTTAGAGGCAGAGGAAAGAATCGGAGTTTCTTCAGGTGCGAGGATAGTCAAGACATCAGTCAAGTCTTCGCGATTGGAAACTGCAGACCCCGGATTTGTTGTATCATATGTGTTTGAGAATGACATAATTTTATCGGTTTTGTAGTTGTAGGGTTCTTAATTTGATGAAGTCGCTGCTGTCTCCAGTGTTTTTGAATTGTGAGTGATAAGCTTTTGCTTTCTTTTTTGCACTAGGTCTTGCTGGCGTTGCAGCGGTTGACCCGGCTTTGGGTGGACTTAGCGAAGCTGTTTGTTTCGCTGGTTCACTGTTTGTAGGTAACACTTTTCGTCCATATAGACTGTTAGCGGCATGAGCCAATAAATATGGCAATTGCGCTTTCATGTCTGGACTAGCTGACTTGAATGACTTTGCCAAACGAGGATCTCGGATCATAGCATTATATTTTTTGCTTACATCGTTATTTTGATCTCTCATCCAGGGAAGTTCTTCAACTGCCTTTCGTGCAAATCCTTGTCTCATTTGAACGCCTTGAGCTTCATCCCTAATAGTATTATACTGCATAGGAAGATGTTTTGCCTTAGACTTTCTTGCATTTTTTAATGCGTTTCTAACATCTTTTTTGGTATAATCTTTACCTTCGACGCTAGTAACAACATCAGCTGCCGAGTAATCATCTGAATCAAACAGGACTTCTTCAGCCCATTCAATTACTTCAGAAAGCTCTTTAGATTTTGCATTGAGTGCTTTTGGATCTTTTATGTCTTTATACGGATTTGCTTGGATATCTTCTTCAGAATATTGAACCTTCTTGCGAGTGGATAATTGTTTTTCTAATTTAAAAACTTTTTCCTCCGCAGCTTTGCGCTTGGCAGTAAGTTCGCCAAACCTAGCTACTGCTCGAGAGTTTATCTTTGTTGATAGATCCTTTAATTCCGATTCGGACAACTTGTCCAAGTCTGTTACCTGAGAAAGAACATCTGGTTGCTTCTGTGGCACTGCCTTAGCTGTTTGCTCAGGCTGAGCTTCAGAATTACCTTCTGTTTTTGTTTCACCCTCTAATCGTTTCTCAATAAAATCTTTTTGAGAAATATTAGATGATTCATTAACTGTAGTTGACGCTGTATTTTCAACGGAATCAGCGGTCTCCGTTTTGACTTCATTTTGCATATTGTTTCCACTCTTTTACGCTGAGCGATAGCGATATTTATATATTAACATACGTATCAACCCCCTAAACTTGGGTGTTGATATTACGTATAGAATCTTTATAGTCACACATCTCTAAAAGCTGATCGTAGGACAAGACCCTCCCAGATATTTGTTGCACCTTGTGTGGCTCTGCATCGTGAAGATCTGCAATCTGCTCGTCCTTGAGGACTTCTACAAACTGGAGGAATCTTACAAATGCACTATGGGTCTTGAGAGTGCTGATGTCGGTTTCTATATCAGTCATCTAATTCTTGGGCGTATTTTCTTAGAGCATCGACAACTCGATCCATGCGCGGTTTTATCCCGCTATCTTCGTCCAGATAGGCATCAACATTTTTAGTAAATTCGTCTGCTGCTCCTTCAAAATTGCCCTCATTAATGAGTGTCAAAGTGTTTGGACTTACTTGGATTAAACCCCGGTATGCTGAATTTACTAATTCCATTTTTAAGTAAAATGGGAAAGAATCAAAATCTCCTATTTTGTCCCTAACTTTTTTGTTTGCGTCGTCAATGTCTACTTTAAGCAATTCAATAGCCTCTTCCTCAGTAATACCATTGTCATACGTGCCAGCCGCTTCTTCTTCTGCTGTAATCTTGTGACCATAGGCAACTATAGTTTCATCCTTGTCTATTACGTGAGGATACCACTTGTTGTCTTCTTCATTTTTACCAGCCCCAATGCTGTTTTCTAACTCTTTGAGAATATCCATTTGGGAATCTAACTCATCTCCCTCGTAGTATTGACTAGACGACTCTTCTTCGGATTCTTCTTCGTCTTCAACAAAATCAGAATACATGATGATGTCTAAACTTTCATCTTCTTCATCCTCAATTTCTTCTACTTCTACTTCTTCAAGTGGAAAATTTTCTATGTCTTCTTCATCAAGTGGAATACTTTCAACTTCTGTTTCCTCAAGTGGCATACGCTCAAACATCGAGGCTTCTCGACTTTTGGCATATTGTTCCGTGCTCATTGATTTGGAAGGCACTGGGATGACTCCCTCGTCTTCAATATCAAGCATTTCCATGATTTTATCAACATCTTCTTGCGGGAAAAGTTTCATGATCTTTTCCATTTCTTCTGGTGTTATACTCATATTATTCAGCGTTAACGGGAGCAGTACTAGCCCCGCCCATTTGAGCGGGTGCAGTCCCAAGTTTACCAATTTCAGCGTTTTCAGCTTGTTGCATTTGGAATTGATATTGTTGTGCATACTTCTCAAGCCTTGCCTTAAATGCTTCGTCCTCTTGCAATCTTTGCATAATATCAGGTTGCATAGTGTATTGCTGGATTATCTGCATTGAAACTTGAGCACCGTTAGGACGAGCGTTGAGCTCTATACCTGCGTATATCTTAGCTAGATCGTCTGTAACATTCTTTTGTGCGTCCTCAGCAGCGTCCTCAGCTGGATTAATAGCACCGTCGGCTAATACGGGATCAATAGATGCCGCAGCTAACTCTAGTAACCTGTCGATGTTAATTCTTCCATTTCGATCAAGGCTTGTTAGATTAATCATTTGACCTAATCTCTTTTCTTGAGTCTCTGGATCTGAATTAAGAACGTCGTAAGTTACAAAAATATCAAAGTTTTCGTCAGGATCTCCTTTGTCTAGAGTCATCTCTTCCGAAACTCCTGTTACCCTAAAGAATATTGAGTCAGGGCCAAATCTTTGGAAACACCTGTAAGCTTGGCGCAAGACTTCTGCCGAGTGACTTAGGAATTTGTCTACTAAGAATTGTTTCCTTACTTGACCCATGTTTGACTCGTCTAATCCAATTAGTCGGTCTGCTTGCTCTTGAAGGGTTTGTTCAATTTCAACAGAGCCAATCGGAGCAGGAGGACTTGGAGCAAACTCAATATCCCCTTTCCTGCGGTAAGGAATGAATCGACCCGGACCATACTCGCGAGGTGCTTGACCTTTTGGGTGCATGAGTGGAGGTAGAGTCGCCCAACTATTTCTGTCGATTCGAGAATCTCTTTCAATTTTAATTTGATCTTGGATGCCTCGAAGGAGGTAAGATACCGTAGGGGTATCATATAGACGTTTGCTATCTTCTGATAGGCGAGTGACAACAACTGGGTAATCTTCATATCCATTTAATAATTCAAATTTTGCATAAGGTTGAACACTTTCTCCGTTTATAGAGCTTAGATTTCTGTGAAAAATAGTTTCGTAAATTCCTTCAGATCCATCTTCTGGGTCAATTAGCCTTTGATAGCCATGAATAATTTCAATAAGCTCACTGGCAGTTTCTGTAGAGCTATTTATAGCTATATTAGAAGCTGGGGTGCTAGAGCTATCTTGTTCAATAGTATCCCCGGAGACACCCCGATAGTGGTTAACTACGTAATCTACAAAGTCTTCATCCCAACCGTCGGTAATTACTTTATTTTCTAATTCTTGTGCAGTGTAAAATGTTCTCCAGAAACAAAATGGCGCACGTTGCGGATCTGTTACGTAAGAAGGAAAAAAGAAATCTCCGTCGGGTGAAAGTGTTTTAATGTCAGGAGCATCTATTTGCTGACGAACGATAGGAAGTTCCGCTTCCCCCTCTTTCATTAATTTTTTTATAGCAACTTTAGCTTTTTTGTCAGTTACTCCTGGGAATAAAGTTTTTAACAAGTTTATTGTGTCTTCTTCCCCAAAACCCTGAGCTAATGCTTCAGCTAGATCAGGTGCAATTTCTGCTATTTGGTCAAGTGTAAGACGCTGTAAGAACCTTCGGTCTTCACGTTGCCATCCTACGTATGTAATTAGTATCCCTCGCTCTAACAAATAGTTAGCACCAAGCTCCATTTCCCTTTGGAAACGAGGGATATATCCAGACGAAACCATCCATTTAAGGAAGCTGGATACGACTTTAGCCTTAGCCAAGTCGTCTATCGCTACAGGAAACGCCCGAATGTTTGCTCGGGCAAGCGATGAAACAAATAAAGATACTAGACGAGTAATGCGCTCATCAATAACATGGCTTTCCATGTCGGATGCGCCTTCCCAAGGAAACGCATCAGCTCCGTGCTTGCGGAGGTCTCGGCTCTTGCCGGGCCAGAAGTTTCGACGGTCATCATAACTAGTTCTGCAAAGATCAAAGTATGCACTTAGCTCAGATGTTGTTCTTTCGTATGCAGAAATGAGTGTGCCTATGCTAGGCTCCTTTCCCACGTAAGTTAAATCTTCTTCGTATGTTTCGTTTTCCATGGACAATTAAGATAATTATAACATACCTAGCAAGAGCTCTAGGACTAATCCAAACATTGTAACAATATTGTCTATCGTTTCAGTCATCCTTTAGGTGGTTTAACCATTTTATATCGAATTTCTTCGCCTATGGAGTCCATCTGAACGTATATGTATTTTGACAACATTCCCTTCTGCTGCCCTAATGTAATCTTAACTATTACATTTTTACAAATGTCCTTTAAGTTAACCATTACAAATAATGGGTTAGGGCAAAGACGGCTAACTCTTCCCCTATAAATAACGGGTATATGCACTATGGAGTCCATAGCTATTTGACCAGCTTCGCTGATCCACATGCCTTTACCTTTACCGCTAAGCATGTCTTCTTCTAGATTGTTAAAAGCAATATCTTTAGCTTCCTCGAAAGAAATGCCAAAATCATCTGCTATTTCTGTTAATCGTTTTTTCATTAGTATCCTCCTGATCCTACCTTGGTTGATTCAAGGCTGTTGTTTGTGAAATGGTCTGGCCCGAGCCCTCCGTTGACCATTCTTAAATATCTGATTAAATCAAAGAAATCCTTTAAAGCTTCGTCTGATTTACCTTTTGATTGATAGTTGATTAGTGAATCAATTAAATTACCGCACTCACTACTAATATAACATCTAGGTCGATTCACTAGGTCTATGTCATTATCTTCGTTGTATTCAAACCACTCGTCTAGTGCTACAATGCCATCTTTTTCCATCATCCCAGAGCTAGGAATGAAATCCATACCGCAGTCAGAGAAAGATTGGAATAAGTCTACGTTGTTTTCGTTCTCTCTGGCAAAATACCTAGAGTCACCAACTCTTTCGTGAGCCACTACGCCCATATCTTGCTCTATCTCTTTAAATAAGTCTGCGTAGCCCTTTACGTCGTGACCTATCTTCTTGGATGCCGGCCCATACTTCCACTTTGGATCTCCAAAGGTAGCCCATTCTCCGTAGCTATCCCTATCAGGCCACTCTTTTACGATGTATATGTAGCCTTGAGCGTCTACCGCAGCCCACAAAGATACAAAGTTTCTTGCGCCAGCAGGGTCAACTACTTGATAAATAGTATATTTTTGCCTGTTCCTAATGTCAGGCAATTTTTCACCGTATTTGTTGGGCTCTTCCGTAAGGACGTTTACGGTGGTGCTAAACTTCGGTAATAGGGCTGTGATGCTTCTTACAGGGTATCCATAGGCACGGACAAGGATCTGCTCCTCTGACCTGCCCTTTAGGTCTTTCTTAATACGCTCATAGCCACCAAAAGGGTTCTCGTCCGAATGCAGATAAACAATAGCAGCATCTCGATTTGGGCTATACTGCTTTACTGGTAGCCTTCTGTTGCTTAGCAACTCGGCTTGTCGAGTCTCCAGGGTCTCTGCTCCCTTAGCGTAATCGCCTATAAATGGGGTATATCCATCAATAGGAGTAAACCCAATAAGCATTGAGCTATCTCTGGTAGCAAGACGAAAGCGCAGGGTGTCAACCAAGGTTGCATCCCCCAGGTATTCATCGAGCCAAGCACCAACATTGAATCCAGTCGGCTTGGAAAAGCCAAACTCAAAACCTTCAAGTATGCTTTGGTTGTTACTAAATTGTGTATATGTTTTAAAATCAACACGGGTTCTGGTGTCAGGAAAGATAAAAGATTTGGCTGTGAAGCCATTCTGCATAGAATAATTAATGTATCCTTCGATGCCCTTGGTCTTCTTCTTGAACTCCCTTGGCATCATTTCCCAGATTGCAGCCTGTTGCACCTTGATAGAGGTGTCTTCGTTTTGGCTAAAGCATACGATGTGTCCATCCATACTCTCTGTAACCGCCTGCATTATTATCTTAGCGCAGCCAGTAGTTTTGCCAGATCTATTACCACCTAGGGCTAAGACCTCATTATAATTAGACATCCCCCATTTGATCCTGTTCCATCCATCTAGGTCAAAACCATGCTTTAAGGGCTCATTGGCAGCACTTACAATAGCTTCCTCGTGAGACTTATGCCACTTAAGCAGCTCCTCCGAGCCTTCTTTAGTCTCGGTAAGTCTTACAATCTCTTCGTCAGTTGGGGGACTGAGAAGAGGATGATGGGTGAAATCAATCATTTATAATGTTACCGACCCGGGCATAGCCAGCCATGTCTACCCAGTTATCGCGCTTGTTGGCGTTCATCTGACGGGTAATCTTTAGTGCTACCATAGCTAATGCTACCTGGTTTGGCGTTATTTCCTTCTCAAAGATGACTGACCACATAGTTGATACTCGGTCGAACTCGACCTTGCAGTCACCGTATTCTTCGTTTCTTGCACCCTTGGTTATCTCTAACGCTTCTTCTAGTATATCTTTGCTCATAGTTTTATTACGGAACCTCCATCGTCATCATCATCTTCGTCATCCCAGATGATGTCCATGTCGTCTGCACTGTCTTCAATAAGGTCTTTTGCTCTGTCTATGAGCATAATAGCAACCATCCAGTTGTTGTAGTCCCAGATAAGGTTGCCTTCCCTGTCTATTGCTATGACAGCATAGTTATCAAAATGCTCTGATAACCTGTTCTTTATGTAATTTAAAGACTTATTCCCCATCTTGTTCATCTATTATATCGGCTTTCTTGATCCTAGATAACACCTGTTCTCTTAGTTTCTGGGCATCCTCAATGGTAGCTACCTTGCGCTCCTCAGTTATGACTGTGGCATCGCCACGAGAGGTAGAGGCTTCTCTGTGTGCGTTTGTTAGGGCTATAGACAGATCCTTGAGATCCTTGAATGATGCCTCGATGTCACCTTCCTCTAAACGTTTACGCAACTTACCTACTAAATCCTCAGTAAGAGAGCTGAGATTGACGTAGTTACGACCCGATAGCTTACCCCCAAGCTCCCGGAACTTGCCCTTGTGGTCTGCGTAATCGACCAAAGTGTTGATAACTGTCTCCCGATCAAAGCCATGCTTCTTAACCATAGCTGTCTGAGATACGCCAGTGCCATACAGATAGAGGATATTAGCCACTTTTTCGGGGTCATACCTGCTCAAGCTCTTGATTTGTTGCGCTTCTTTATGATAGGCAACATCTTG